ATTGCAAGTATAACCTTTGTAGTTTTGTTTCCATGATCTAATCTTCTGTGTAAGTTTTTGTTTAGACCACGCTACTGAATCTTCAAAGTATAATACGGGTGCACTCATTACTTTTTCTTCCCAATTGTCAGGGTATTTCTTTTTAGCAAACACCATATAGTTATATAAAAATCTATCTCTACCATCTGATAATTTATTTTTTGACAATGCTGCTAGACACGGTGGACCATCAATGAACTCTACATTTGATCCCTCTAATACTTTCTTTTCTAGTTCATCATCTATTTCTTTTATTCTTTCTGCTGTTATGAAATTTGATTCAACGAGTTGTATAAACTGTTCAAAGGTAAACTCTGTTCCGTCATAGTTAAGAGCTCTTCTTTCTGTCTTCTTAAAATACGGAAGGTTAATAAAATTTCCTTTGTTCATTTCACCTGTCTCACTGTCTTTGACAAGTTCTGTTTGCTTTGGAAATACTTCTGTCTCGGGCTTTAAATTAAATATTGGAATAAGGTTTGTTAAGAACGATCGTATTATTTTTGCAGGAATAAAATCTTTTGTGAATACATAAAGGTGAAGTCCACCACTTTTAGATAGTATGGGTATAATTGGTAAATCATATTCTTTTATTTTATCTAAATAAAATTTTAAATCAAAGCTTGCATATTCTTGTGGGTCAATATCAATCGCACCAAACCGTGCGTGATTCTTTTCATTACAAGGTTGAATACCAATTGATTTAGTTCCTATTAAATGTTGTTTGTAATCTTCGTCAGTAAGTCTTTGTTGTGCCCACCTATATTCAGGTTTTTGTTTTTTAGAGATAGGGTCAACCTCAAGTCGCTGCATATCAGCTTGACCATAGTTCTCAGAGAACCCACTAAATATCTGTATAAATTTTTCTTCCATATCCTATCAGTAAAGGGCGGTTCAACTCTCGCCTCCCCGCCCTTGTTGCAACTATTCCCAAAGGAATTAGAAGTGCGATGAATCCTTTTTATCAGTTTCACCGTGCTTTGCTTTAACATTTCCTTTCGAAATGCTTTCTGCAAAAACTTTTGCTTGTTGGTACAGCTCGGCATTTTCTACCGGTCCTATCTTCTGTACTTCCCAACCAAACCACGTGCCTTTATCGTTAGACTGCTGAACAGTTCTTAACCTATATTCATGGCTAAAAGATGCTGGCGTGAATAATCCATTCTTACCTTTCATCTTTATACCTGCCATCATTGAGTTCCACTTTCTACTAATTTTTAATTGAGTAGATTTCATAGAAATCAAAGCAGTGGCTGCTGTAGGATTGGTAATCAATACAAAGTGAGATGCTGTCTTCTCAACATAATTACCATTTGGTAACCTGTCTTTGTAGTTTGCATCTGTTTTTGTTTGACTCATGATGTCTGAAGAAGAGTCGTGGATTTGTACTGGTCCACCTGATCCTTCTCCTCTATCTTTCCACTCTATGTATTCGAGCTTATAAAATCTTGGAACGACAGTTATGCCTTTCATACCATCATATAACTCTCCTGAAACAGAATTGAATATCATTCCTGGTTCAGCACCCTCGACATACTTACCATCACGTTTGTTAACTTCAGGTGAAAGTTGTCCAAGGATTTTTAGAAAAGGAAGGGCTAGATCTTCTTGACCTAATTTACCCAAACCTTTTGCTGCATCTTCCTCAAATATATTTGCAGGAAGTTGTGCAGACTTTTTCTGTGCTACTTGGTTCATGTTTATTTGCTCCTTGTTATTTTTGTTCTGTTGCCTGCGAACACGTTAAATAGATCAGAGGGCATTTCTTGTCCAGATTCAAGACGCTCTCTGACCAATGCTTTCAAAGTCATAGGTTCAACCTTTAGTTTCTGGACAGGTTCATAACCTTGACCTTGTGCAAGGACAGCGTATTGCTGTGCCTTGTTGTCTTCGTTACGACCAAAAGCAACAGTGATCTCATTTTTAATAAGATCACCTAGGCCGTTTTCTCGAAGCCAGGTAAATGCATCTTCCTTTTTAGCTGCAGGAATGGATGCACCGTAGACGGGTTTCACTTCGACAGCGGAACCGTCTGCTAATTTTAAAGTTGAGATGTTCATCTCGGTCATCATCGTAGGAATAACTTCTCCTGATAACAACTCTTGATTTCTTTTCAACTCCTTAAGTTTTTTCTCTTGCTCATCAATCTCGTCTTCGAGAGATTGAAGTTTCGTTACTTGATCAGAAAGAGCTTTGGCGTTATTTACTTCACCTAAACTTTCCTTTCTGTCTTCTTCAAAGTTAATAGATCCACTGCCTGTGAACGTCTTAACTTTTATTGTTTGTTTAATGCTCATCTATTTCTCCTTTCTCATAAAGATTAACATTGATAGGATAATACTTTTTCTCTTGCTTATCCCATTTTAACAGCTTGTATTTACCATTTGTTAAATCCGACACAATCGAACAAGCCACACCGATTATAGCAGGATCTCCCGTTAATAAAAGATAATCATCACTCGTATAATCTTTCAAAGATTTTCTTAGTTTAAAAACTAATGGTCCTGGAGAGAATATAATTTGTGATAGTTCAGGTAGAAGAAATTTTAAATTACCATAATGAGAAGCTCCCATAATGTTAATCTTAGGCTTACCCTCTCGAGTGCCCGCAATTTCTTGTATTACGTAAACTGTATTTTCTTTCATTGACATCCTTTATAAATTAATATAATACTTTGTCAACTAGAAAGAAGAAAAATTATGAATTATAAATTTAAGACAAAACCCTATAAGCATCAAGTAACTGCTTTAGAAAATTCTTGGATGAAAGAATACTACGCCTATTTTATGGAGATGGGTACAGGTAAATCTAAAGTATTAATCGACAATGCGGCAATGCTTTATGACAATGGCAAGATCGATGGCTTGCTTATCATAGCACCAAAAGGTGTATATAAAAATTGGCACGAAGCTGAAATACCTACACATTTAGCTGACCATATAGAAACTGTGTCAGTATTGTGGCAAGCAGCCATTACAAAAAAACAGAAAACAAATTTAGATACCTTATTTAAAACAGATCATAAGTTGCATATTTTATGTATGAATGTTGAGTCTTTTTCTACTAAAAAAGGAGTGGACTTTGCATATAAATTTTTATCATGCCATAGAACAATGATGGTTATAGATGAGTCTACTACTATTAAAAACAAAGATGCTAAACGAACTAAAAATATTTGTTCACTAGCAGAGCATTCAAGATACAGAAGAATACTTACAGGTTCACCTGTCACAAAGTCGCCGCTAGATTTATTCAAGCAATGTGAGTTCTTGCGACCTGAGCTCTTAGGACACGTATCTTTTTATACATTTAGACAAAGATATGCTGTTATGAAGAAAATGAATTTTGGTGGTAGATCTGTAGAGATTCCAGTTGGTTATAGAAACCTTGATGAATTAAGCGTTAAATTAAAGGCTTTTTCATACAGAGTTTTAAAGGATGAATGTTTAGATTTACCTAAAAAAACTTTTATGAAAAGATTAATTCAATTATCTCCAGACCAATTTAAATTATACAATCAGATGAAGCAAATGGCTCTAGCACATCTTAATGGCAAAAGTATGACAACTGCCACAGTTTTAACACAATTAATGAGATTACAGCAGATAACTTGTGGCCACTTTACGGCAGATGATGGAACACTACATGACGTTAAAAATAATCGTATTGAAGAATTAATAAATGTTTTAAATGAAGTTGAGGGTAAGGTTGTTATATGGGCACACTGGCAAAGAGATGTCCACAAAATTATAGAGGCTATTAAAGGGGAGTTTGACGAAAGCTTTGTAGATTACTATGGCCTAACCCCTAGTGCAGACAGACAAAAAAATATTAAGAAGTTTCAAGAAGATCCTAATTGTAGATTCTTTATTGGAACTCCACAAACCGGTGGTTATGGTATTACATTAACAGCTGCATCTACTATGGTTTATTACTCCAATGGTTATGATTTAGAAAAACGACAGCAATCAGAGGCACGTATAGATCGTATTGGACAAACCAAGCCAATGACTTACATTGATTTAATCTGTGAGGACACAGTAGATCAAAAGATTGTAAAATCACTCAGAAAGAAAGTTGATATTGCAACTAAAATTATGGGTGAAGAATTGAAAGATTGGATTTAATTAATCATTTTTTCTAGCACGAAGAGTACAGCAGTTCCCGCTGCCGTTAAAAGAACCCAATAGATTTTATCTATCTTACCGCCCAATTTTTCTACATCTTCGTGAACGTGTC